TTATTTATTATTGTATTCTTTTTAGTAATTTACTTTCATCTATAGTGGAACATGGGGGGATGGTGAATGGTAGACACTCTATCATCTGGATAAGTCTACTCAGGACAGAGAGATGCCAGGAAAGATGATAGGATTACCAGACAGTCCAAATGGTAAATGCAGGTTCGATTCCTGCTTCCTCCTTCTAATTTTAAACAACAATCATATGGGTGAACATGAATTCCACAAAATAAAAGGAGTGGATCAAGAAAAAGTAAGTGAGAAAATGGCAATATTTATGCTGCATATGGCCAAAAATGCAGATAAAGAAGATCCAGAAGGGGATATGACGCATGTTTTAGACACATTTACTAGAGAAGAAATGGCTTATGTAGTATGTGTTCATGCTGCAAGCAGAGTATTGGCTGTTTTAGAAGCTAATCCTGCATTAGAGAAATTAGTAGCTGTTTTGAAAAATGCTGAAGACTCAAAAGATGGCAAGCCAGAAAACTAAAGAAGCATACGCTTCTCTTGATATGCCTGACATACAAGAAAAATGCGTAAAAGCAATGGTAGTTATCATTGATGATAATGGGCCAGATACTGTGGAAGAACTCTTTGAGCATATAGTTAAGAACTTTAGCTACAATGAAGTTGTTTATTTAACAAGTGTATTAATAGCTAAAGGTCTAGCAGAAGCTTTAGAAAAGAGTGAAGACCTTGCCAATTCTCTCAGAATGGCAAAGTTTATGGAGAATATGTTTAAGAATAAGTAATCATTTAAATCCTTTAATTTATGAGCACAAAAACAAATTCAGAGATGTTGAAAAGCATCAAACAGTACAACAAAGTTGCTAGAGAACCTAAAGCGCTCGCTGAAGGGTTCAACAGTGCAAAAGATTTCATCGCCCATTTAGATGATCTTATTGCACAAGGATTAGGAAACTTTCCCTATTCCAAAGGAGCACAAGCTAAGACGGCATCTAAAGCTCCCAAGAAACGTAACAAGGTTACAGTGACCAAAACTACAGTGGTCACTAAAACTAAAACCAAAACTGTTGCATCAACTGCAGCAAAAGTTATCCACGTAGTAGACGTACTGGATAATAGTGGTTCAATGAGTGGTGGTAAAGCTAAGGCTGCATACATGGGAATCAACAGAGGTATAAAAGAGCTCAAAGAAGACAAAAATCATGTCACTTATACCTACACTCTCTGTGATTTCTCAGATGACATTCGCTTCCTACACACCACAGATCCATTAACAGTAGTTAGTGAGTATCGAGGAGTTACTAGAGGATCCACTGCATTATATGATGCTATTGGTGATTCTATAGCTAAAGTTTCCCCTGTTAAGAAAGATGCTGATGTAGTGTTAGTCAACATCTATACTGATGGCCAGGAGAACTCATCTCGAAGATACGGTGCTGCTAAAATTGCCAAACTAATTGAAGAATTAGGCTCTCTGGGATGGACATTCACCTTCATTGGAACTGTTGAAGATGTGAAATATGCCCAAAAAAATCTTAAGTTCCACGACTCAAATACTCTTGTTCATGACAATACTGAAAGAGGCATGGAAAGTGCTTTCATGACTAACAGTGTTTCTCGCTCCTCTTACTCTAGTAAAGTAGCAGCTGGAGAAGATGTTTCCAAAGGTTTCTACAAAGATATTAACTAACCCTTTAATTTTAAAAACATGAGTACAACAACAAAAAAAGCTTCAGCAACAGCAGTAAAAGTAGTAATTGAACCAGGTAGTATATTATCTGAAACTTCATTCTATGTAGTAAAAGAAGTTCAACAGACAAAAGTTATTGTATATGATGACTTCGGTCATGAAATTACATTAGGAACACGCTATGTAGAAGAAATCTGTACCTCAGCAGATCATTTCACTACTGAAGAGAAAAAATCTATGACTGAACTAGCTGAGCTTTTCATCAACAGTCCTCGCATCGCCATGACTGTAAGCTTTATTACCAAAGCAACAGAGAAAACTAAAAAAGACTTTGAAGCTGAGAAAAAAGCTAAAATTGATGAGATTCAAAATGCCAGTATGAAAACTGCTAATGCATTGTTGAATGATTTGATGGAAAATCCTATTACTAATGTTATTCCAGGAAAGTTAAGAACTATGAAAGGTCGCCACTATGGACATGTGGATGATTTGGGCAGAGTAAACTTTGTTGATATGGAAATCAAAAAAGATCCTACTAAGGATTATGATACCAGAAGCAGACAGGTGGATCCAAGAACCATCCAAAGCCTTATTATTAACAAAGTGAAGTACACTTTAAAATAGCCTAATTCCCTCCCTGAGAGGGGAGGGTTTTTATTATGGTAGTATTAAGAGAATTTCCCATGTCAGGTGTATGTTGGGATCATAATGAGGATCTTGTTAAATATATAACAGAAAGAAAAGATACCTACATAAATGCTAACATGAGTATAAAGGGATATAATGGAGTAGCTTGGAATAGCAGTGGTTGTTGGGCAGTTAAAGGACAGAGTAATCAAACTGTTTATGCCTTATCCCAATTGAAACCCTTTCTTCCTAAACCTCATGAAGTAGCATTGAGACCTCTGACTCCAGAGGAATGTTTTCCTCCAGATAAGTTTTGTTTAAGAATAACACACAGTAATTCTGAATTAGTAAAGACTTTTTTGGCATATAAAAAACATGAGTATGATGGTTGGTTAAAATCTTGGAATCCAAAAGAAGCTGTAGGACTATATTTATGTTATCCTCAGCAGACAAAGCATTGTTATGCAGAACCCACATATAGAAGAAATTATCTAGAAATATCTGAAGATTTCTTTGTAAAATATATGCTGACTATCTCAGAATTACCAGAAAAATGGTGTATAGTAAATAAAGAAGATAATCATGAAATGCTCACTAAATTTCTTCGTGAGCATAAAAATGAATGGCCAGGTTATAAAGACTCTTGGTATGTTTCTCCACTTCATAACTATTTTCACTATCCACCAGCTGATCCTTTTGGACACTCAGAAGATACACCAAAAAAAGGCTATGTGTTAATCACAACAAATCAATTTTTAAAACACGTTCTTACACAGTCACCAATTTTTACAAACAATTTAAAAACAGCAGAAGATGAAAAAGTCAGCAGTGGAGGCCTTAAAATACAAAGACCTAATCTCACAGTCAGAGACACAGACCCAGTCAGAGCAACTGGAATTAGATGTGCAAAAAGCAAAATCCAAATTAGAAGTGGACATTGCTCAGACTAAGCTTGATTTGGCTAATGCAAGACAAAAACTTGCTACAAGTAAAAGAGCTATTCCTTACAAAGTACAGGATGAAATAGCTGCTTTCCAAGAAGTACAAAGCTTGGAAGAAGGATTGGAATATGCTTTAGATGTCTTAAAAGAAAGATTCTAAAGCTATGATTTTAGATTATAGTCAGGAGGGTCTGCCCATCGAGTACGATGAGGATTCTGCTGAATTAATCTACAAGGAGAACAGAGTACCGTTCTCTTTGATTAAATCAGCTGTCGAAAGTGGTTGCAATGTGTTTCCCCTTACGGAGAAACTAGAATATGAGGTATCTGGAGGTTTTGTAACCTTTGGCTGCCTAGAACTAACAAAAGAACAATTTAACAAATTTTATAAACAAGTATGGAAACTATCGAAACAATCAAAAATGTACAAAACAGCTGGGAATTAGAGAAAAAAGCTGAATTAGTTAAATTAGGACAAAGCAACAAGACTTATCCTGAAGTATTAATTTATCTTCAAAATGAGATTGCCAATGCTGATCGAATGACAAACTTTGATTACAGAATTCCTTGTTTTATGAGCGATGGGGTTTATCAATTAAACAGAGCTATTGAGGAAATTATTGGGGCTACTACTATGGGTAAAAATGAAGGGCCTTCAGGCAGCGAAAGACCAATGAATACTGTAGATGTAATCCTTGCAGGAGGTTTACGTAAAAAAGTACCTTATGGTGACATTGATTTACCAGATATGGGAGAAGGTGCTCAAATCAGAATTCATTATGATTTTGAAAGAAGAGACCTTTATATCAGAGGTAAATGTCAGTTCAAATTCAACAGTTTGATTGACAGAATTATTGCAAAAACCAAGTCTTTGTTAAATACTGACAGTATTTACAAAAATCAAACATTTGAAATCAATGCAGCTGTTGACAATGGTCAGCCACAGCTTATTGATATGTCAAAAATTGATAAGGAGATTATGATCTTATCTGATAAAACCAAGAAGTCATTATCTCCATTATACGCTAGGTTATTGCATGCTGAAAATTGTAAGAAAGCCAATGTGCCAATCAAATATGGTGCTATTCTTGAAGGACCTTATGGTACTGGAAAGACTTTGTTAGCTTTCAAACTTGCCAAAATAGGTAATGAAAACAACTTTGCTTCAATCTATTTGAAGTCTCCAGAGTTGTTAGCTGATACTTTGCGTATGGCTAAAACCTTAGACAACAATGGTTCTGGAATCATTGTATTTACTGAGGATATTGATCAGGTTACCAGTGGTCAAAGAGATGCTGCATTACAGGACATCTTAAATACATTGGATGGTGGAGACACTAAGAACATGAATGTTATTGCTTTGTTCACAACTAATCACTTAGAGAAAATTGATCCTACTTTCTTAAGAGGAAAGAGAATTGGTACCATAATCTCTATGGATTACTTGGATGCTTACACTTCTGAGCAGTATATCAATGCTTTCTGTAAAGGAATCACATTGGAAGGAGAATTTGCACCAGTTTACAGCAAAATTGAAGCAAGCAGTATAGCTCCTGCTTTTATGGCAGAAATCATTGAAAATGTTAAATCCACTATGGTTATTAGAGGAGATAATATGCTTCATTCTGATGAGTTTGATGTTTGTATTGATTCTTACCTTAAACAAGTAAGTTTAGCACAGACTAAAGACAGCTATACTACTCCAGCTGAAAGTCTTGCTTCTGCTCTTAAAACAGTAGTTCACGATCAGAAATATTATGCTGAAGTGAAAACTGTTGTAAAACAGGTGTGGGATAATGAATAGTATTAACCAGGCCCCCAGTAATGGGGGCTTTTAATTTTAAACAATGACAAAAGTAACATTTGGAGTAGCCCTGGAGGCTGCTAAAAAAGGCAAGTTAATTGCTAGAGAAGGGTGGAATGGTAAAGGAATGTTTGTGTTCCAAAGACCAGAAGATCATTTAACACATGATATAATTATTAATGTGGTCAGATCTCTTCCCGCTGATGTGAAGAAATTCTTTGCTGTTACTGTTGATAGTGCTGCAAATGAAGAAACAAGACAACATTTATTAGCTTCAAAAGTAAAATTTTGTTCCTATTTATGTATGTATGCTGCTGATGGTTCTATTGTAAATGGATGGTTAGCTTCACAAACAGACATGCAAGCTGAGGACTGGCAAATACTTGATTAACTTAAATCAAATACTATGTTGAGAGTTTTAGAGATTGCAGTAATAGTTGCTATTGTTATTTATGGTATCATTAAATTGATACAGATGTTCTCTAGCAATAAAATCAATAAAAGAGAGGAAAAATATAAAGCATCTAGAGCTTTATCCGATCTTGAAGACAAAGCTAGACAAGTGGCTGCTGAAAAGGAGACCATCTTAGGAGAAGTTAACAAAAATAAAGAAGTAATCGATAACATTAATAACACTTTAAATAATTAAACATGGAAGCAGATTCAATTGTATCAGGAATTAAAAAGTTTGGTTTAATAGTTGGTGGAGGAATCCTAGCTGTAATCTTAGCATTCAATTGCTTTGAGGATGTATCTGCTGGAGAAATAGCAGTAATTCAAAGTCCTGTAACAGGAGCTTTGACAGTTGTAACTACTCCAGGATGGGCTTGGCAGGGAGGAGGAACAGTCACCAAATACAAACGTTCTAATCAGCTTTGGTTTTCAAATAAAGAAGATGAAGGTGGAAGTACTAATGGTGCTATTAAGATTGGTTTTAATGATTTTGGTGAAGGTACAGTGTCTGGAAGTGTAAGATGGTATATGCCAACAAATACAGAACATATCTTAAAACTCCATAGAGATTATGGAACTCAGGAATCTATTGAAATTAAATTAATTAAGCAGGCAGTTACTAAAGCTATCTATATGTCAGGTCCTCTGATGTCATCAAAAGAAGCAGTGTCTGAGAAAAAGACAGCTCTATTGACTTATACAGAAGACCAGGCTAATAATGGTATCTATAGAACTAGAGCTATTACTACCAAGGATACACTTTCTGCAGATGCTAATACTAAACTTTTGGAAATTGTTTATAAAAATGGTATTCCTGAAATAATTAAGCCTTCAGATGTAGCTACTTATGGTGTTGTGCTTTCTAATTTTACTATTAATGAGATCATTTTCTCTGGAACAGTAACAAAACAGATTGCTGATCAGCAAAAATTAGTAATGTCTGTACAGACTTCTAAAGCAAATGCTCAAAAAGCTATTCAAGATGCTATAACTACTATGAAACAAGGTGAAGCAGATGCTGCCAAAGCTAAATGGGAACAGGAAGTTATTAAAGCTAAAATTGTAACTGAAGCACAAGCTAGAAAAGATGTAGCAGTATTAGACGTACAGACAGCTGAATTAAGAAAGCAAAAAGATATTCTGGAAGGTGAAGGTATTGCAACAAAGAAACGTCTTATAATGCAGGCTGATGGTGCTCTAGATCAAAAATTACAAACTTATAAAGAAGTTCAGAAGTACTGGGCTGATGCTTTTGCTAATTATGGTGGAAGTTTAGTTCCACAGTTTGTATCTGGAGGAAATGGAGGAGCTAATGGAGGTAATGCTGGACTTAATTTCATGGAGTTAATGTCAGCAAAAGCTCAAATGGATTTATCTTTAAATTTGAATAATAAAAAATAAATCATTATAGGCTACTCACTTTGCGATAGAAGGCTTTACACAACTACTGCACCAGAGGACAACCATTAAGATAACCATTTGAGTTAGAGAAGATAATGTCTTGGAAGCTATGATTTTAGGAAGGGGAAGAGTATAATGGCAGGTTGGTTTGTCATCCAGTAAAATGGTTTCTAGCGCAGGTTCGATCCCTGCTTCCCCAACAAACAACAAAAATTAATAATTATGACACTAGAAAACAATGAAGGTATTGTAGAAAGAGTTTCTTTTTACAAAGATTGTATTGGAACAAAGAAAACTAATACAGATATTATGATTACTGTTTTTAAAGAAGGAGAGACTAATGATTATTTTGATCTGTTCCTTACTAAAAAGAAAGCAGAAGAATTGCGTGATCAACTTGATACTTTTCTAAAAGCTGAGTTTTAGGTTATGGAACTCATGACAGAAGAATGGCATAATAAGTTTGGAGTATTTAAAAATGGTTTTGGTCAGTTTGAATACATACTACCCAATAATCGCAACTTTAATATTAAGGTTATCTTCTCACATGATTATATTATGCTAAGACAAGCAGGTAGTAGAGGACCAATGGAAGATGATCTTATTTCCCTATGGAATAAAGATTTAACAAGGAGAAACATTTCTGTAGAGGAATGGAAGTTTCTCTATCAGATTTTAACTGGAGAAGAATTAACTATAACACAGATAGTATGAGTTTTGCAGATGATTTTGGACATAACATCCCTCCTGATGATTGGGATGGTGGAGGATATAGAAGAAGAGATTCTAATTACTCTAGAAACAGAAACTATTATGTTCCTGTACATAATCCTTTATTTGATATAGTAAAGAAGAGGTACAAAGAGGTTGTACATGAAACAGATAGAGCTTATCTGCTTCTGTTCAAGAAAGGAAAAGCATGGGTGCCTAAGAGTAAAGTTTCAATAAACTCTAAAGATTCCTTTGTTTATTTACCAAAGTGGCTTAAAAATAATCTTAAATTTAAAAAAGACTAATATGGAAAAATGGAAAGAAGAAATTTTAGAAGGCTTTAAACAAGGCAAAACAATTCAATCAAGATTTCTCTCAGAAGACTGGAAAGATTTTGAAAGACAGAATCAACTAGATAGACCAAATTTAAATCTAGGTACTTTGGAAAATTGGAGAATAAAACCTGATTATAAAGCTGAAAAGGAACAAATTCTTAAAGACTCTGGTAGTGATCTCAATATCTCTGATTCTTTAATGGGTGAGATTAGAAAACATGAAGAAACTGTATTCAAAGATTATAGAGAAACTAAATGCTTTACTAAAGAAGACATGTTTTTATTTGCTGGATTATGTGTAGGCTATAGACAAAAAAATCCTAGCGCTTCTGCTGCTGAAATGTTTGATATCTGGTGTGCCTCATTTAAAAGTAAGAGATGAGTAATATAGAAAGATTAGGAGAAACAGGATTAGATGGAGTACTTTCTAATCCATTTACTAGAGAATCAATAACAGATATTGATATTCACTATACTAAAAGATCTTATGGAGCTCAAGATTGGTATGCTTGGGGAATAGTAGGATTTAAAAAGAATAATACCAAAGGAGAAGTAAGATTCGATGGTAAAACTCTTGATGAAGTAGCAATTCAAATTAAGAATTTTGTAGAAAATGAACTATAAGGTAATTATTTATTACCTTGCATATCCCAAACAACAAACAAACTAAATTATGTCAACAGAAACTATGCACAACTTCGAGCAGCAAGCTACAATTAGTAAATTGGGAAGATTTACTATTCCAGATCCTAAATTTGGAGACTTTAAATTATCTGTAATGCCTTTTGACCATGATGGAGAATGGCAAAACTTACCAAAAGGGTTTAAACAATGGGAAACAAGTTTCAATGCAATTATTGACATGATTCCATTATCTGCAGGAGCTAATCGCCATTATGTAACTATTGATAGTAAGTTCTTCACAGAAGATGACTTCCTAAGAAGAGAAGGAGTTCATATTGATGGCAATTTCTGTGCTGATCCTAATCTTAACTATGCTACCTGGGGTGGAACTACCACTACTACTACCTGGTCAGGTATAACAATGACACCTGAACATGAAGTAATTCAGACTTTTGCTTCTCCTTACAATCTCCCTATTCCTATTGGAACTTATATCTCTAGTGAAAAAGGAGGAATACTAACTGTATCTACTGAAGTAGGCTGTCAGGCTTGGGATGGAAGATTCTATGGGTTAATCACAGATGGAGGAGATGCTCAAAACTGGTTAAACCAATGTACTGAAGAAAACAAGGTTATCCTTGAAAAGAATCAATTATATTTTATGTCAAGCAATACACCACATGAAACATTGATGATTAAAAAAGGAATGAGAAGAACCTTTATGCGTATTACTCTTAATCATGAGTATCCAAATCATTTGATTCAAGGAGATAAAGAAGAATAAAAGGAACAAGTTAATAAGGCTTGAAAAAAAGAGTAATAACTTTTTAATCCTTACTGCATGAACTACATTATCACCAAAAATCCATTATTCTTTACAAAAATCCTTTCTGATCAGATATTAGCTGGTCAGATAGGATTTTGTGGTTTAGAAGACATGAAATTAGACAGATTTCCAGCAATAGCTATAGATACAGAGACTACTGGTCTAGAAGCTAGAAATTGTGAAATATTTTGTGTCCAGATAGGCACAGGAGAGAATAACTACATTATACACATGTATGATGACAATTATGTGTTTCAGGATTTAATACCATATATTGATGGAAAGGTGCTTGTAGGGCATAACATTTTATTTGATTTAGGCTTTTTTTATAAGTATGATTTCTGGCCTAGAGAGGTGCGGGACACAATGCTCGCTAGCAAGATACTCCATAATGGAGACCCAAGAGAAAGACATGATTTTGGGCATGTAATGAAACGTGAATTAGACATTACTTATGACAAAACAGAGCAAAAGAACATTCACTTGGTTAAGCTTAGCCAAGCTAGTACTATTATTTATTCTTTTAATGATGTGGATAAGCTCCTTACTCTACATAGTGTACTTGTTGGCAAACTCATTGATAGGGGGTCCATTGAAACCTACAAACTTCATTATAGATATGTCAAAGCATTAGCCTATATGGAGCAATGCGGACTGCCTATATCTAGTGAGAAGTGGTCTGCTAAAATGGAAGAAGATATTAGTAATTCCTTTAAATGGAAACAGACTATAGAAGAATACATTCATAATAATCTTCCCAAATATGCTGATGATCAGCTGGATTTATTTGAAGAAGGAATGAAAAAAGTGAATGTATCTGTAAACTCTGCAAAACAGATGTTACAAGTCTTTAATGCATTTGGTATTCCCACTATTGATAAAGATGGTAAAGACAGTATCAATGAGAATGTAATTAGTAAATCTAAGCATGAGTTTGTTGAAATGTGGTTAAAGTATCAAGTAGCTAACCATAGAGTAACAACATTTGGCGAGAGTATTTATAATAGAATTGAAAATGAGCGTATATACACTAATTTCAATCCTATGGTAGATACTGCGAGATTATCAACCAGGAGAGGGAATATTAACTTCCTTAATTTTCCTGCTGATAAAACCACAAGGTATTGTTTCAAAGCCAATGAGGGCAATGTAATGATAGTTTGTGACTACAGTGGCCAGGAAACTGTAATAGTTGCTGACTTGTCTGGAGATGAAGCTATGACCAAATCTGTGGTCGAAGGTGCTGACTTGCACTGTTTATTAGCGAGAGTGTTATTCCCAGAGATAGAACATCTATCAGATGAGGAAATTGTTGCGAAGCACAAGGATAAGAGAAATGCTTCTAAGGCACCAAGATTTGCTATGTCCTATGGCGGGAATGCATTTACTATTCACATGAATGAAGGTATTCCACTTAAAAGGGCTCAGGAAATTGAGGATGGTTTTAAGAATTTACACTCTGGTCTTTATGCTTGGGGAGATAGAGTATTTCAAGCTTCTATCAAGACAGGATATATAGAATCTGTAGATGGCTGGAAGTTAAGACTTCCTTTCTATGAAGATTTTGTTACACTGAAAAGTAAAGTTGACTCTATTTCCAGAGATGAGTGGACTCAGTACAAGATTGGAAAAACTGATTTTAAGAAGAAATTTGAAGAATATGATAAAGGCAGGGAGTATACTTACCAATTTCCAAAAAGCGTGGAGCTTTATAATGAGAAAAAAGTCTTTGTATCCAAATATTTCAAATTAAGATCAGAATACTTGAGACTTTGTCTGAATAATCCTGTACAAGCCCGCGCTGCACACCAATTAAAACTTGCAACAGTTCTTTTGTTTGATTGGATTATTGAGAAAAATTATCAATGGAAAGTACTTCTTTGTAATTCTATACATGATGAGATAGTCTTAGAAGTTCCAGAAGACATGGCTGAAGAGATAACACCTAAGCTTGGAGAATTTATGGTTACAGCAGGTAATCATTACTTAACAAACCTTACTATTAAGGCAGATGCTCATTACAATGATTCTTGGGGAAGTGCAAAATAAATTTGGTTTGATGAGTTCCTTTTTGTATATTTGTTATTTAAACTAAATGTACAATTATGAAAACCTGTAAACATTGTGGAGAAGAAAAACCACTAGAAGATTTTGTAAAAACTACCTTAACAAATGATGGAACTATAAGTACTTGTAAAGTATGTTATGCTAAAAAAAGACTTAGTAAAAGGTATGAAGTTACTTTAACAGAAAAAGAGTGTTTTACTTGTAAAACAGTAAAACCTGCAGAAGATTTTCCTAAAAATCCTGGATTAATTGGAGGATTACACACTTATTGTAAAACATGCTCAAATACTAAAAACAAAGAGAATGAGTACTATAAAACAAGTCAACAAGTTAGGAAAGAGAGACTTAGAACTGATCCTGAATATAAACTTCATGTATTATCAGAGAAGAATAAAAACAGGAAAAAGAACATAGTAACTTCTTTACTGATAAATTGTAGGAACAGAGCTAAGGAGAGAAATCTTGAGTTTGATCTAACTAAGGAGGATATTATTGTCCCTGCCTTATGCCCTATTCTATTAAAACCCTTAATCTGTGGAGATAAAAATGATTATAGTTTTTCTCCTTCTGTTGATAGGATTGATAATAGTAAAGGTTACACAAAGGATAACATACAGGTTATCTCTATGAAGGCTAATAAAATGAAAAATAATGCTACAAAAGAAGAGCTTTTAAATTTTGCTAAATGGATAAAGAAAACACTATAAAAATAGAAGAGTTACAAAAAGGGTATAAAATGTATGATGTAAATAGTACCCAAGTTATTTGGTATACTTATTTATGTGTCCATCCAGCTTCTGATATGTATCATATCCTTATTGATATGAATGAGGAGCCTATAAGAATCTGGAAACATATGTTACAAGATATTCTAGACAATAATTTAACCTCCTATGAAAAAGCTAGATTATATTTAGCAGACAAGTTAGAACAAAGAGTAATCTTTTTAAGAACAACAAAAGATGGAGTCAAAAGTTAAAATAACAAGAGAAAATTGTGCCAGACACCTTGTCGAGAAAGAGCTCGAGATGGTGGGTAAAACAATGATGGATACTCTGGATGATATGGAATGGTACAGCAATATTACCATGACAAGAGTTCAGCATGAAGAGTTCAAGAAGTACTCCATTGCTACAATTAAGAAAGTTTTTAAAGTTAACACAGCAAAAGCAGACAGTATATTTAACTGGTTTGACTTTTCATTTGGACTTAGAATAAAAGGATAAACATGGAGATTATTGGAAAAATTAAGTGCTATAAGGCTACTAATAGGGAATCTGTAAGATTTTATTTAAGAAGAAATCTAAAAGATCTTCTTGGAGGTAAGGATATTACCTTTAATTGCAAAAAAATGCAGATTAAGAAACCTACTATTGATGATACAAGGCTATACTCTATAAGAGATAGTGTATTTGCTTATAAACCAAAGAGAGAGGAGGATGTTCCTGGACTCATAGGAGAATATGATGTTTATAAGAAGGATGAGGATACATTCATTTTAAAGAAACAATAATGGACAATGTAAGTTTTATAGACATGTTTGATTGGGAACTAGAGAATAGGGAACATGAGAACAAATTACTGCGAGGATTCGTAGTTTCAGAAAGATTACCTGCGAAAATAGTAGTAAAAATTAAATTCGATACAGATGATAATCAAGTTAACAAAAGAGCATTTTGTGGAACTAGCAAAGAAGAATCTGAGTCTTGACTCAGTTTTTCTTCTTATGCTGGTTAAAGAGGGGCATGACATACCCGCTCTTATTAAAGACAATCTCAAATTAGAGGGAATGGTTCAAGGACTAGAAAGGAAGGCCCTTATTACTGATGATTTCAAAATTACACATTTTGGAACAGAACTATTAGAGTTCATGAATAGTAAGATAGCTGTACCTATTGTCAAAAAGAAACCTTCTCTTAAGGAATTTGATGAGTGGTGGGAGTGCTACCCAAGTACAGATCAATTTGAGCATGGGGGCAGAGTATTTACAGGCAGTCGAGGAATGCGTGTACAAAAAGAAAAGTGCAAGCTAAAATTCAATGCAATTCTAAATGAGGGAGTCTATACTGCACAGCAGATAATAGATTCAACCAAACTGGTTGTAAAGTTGAAAAAGGATGCTTCTGTAAACAAAAGGTCTAACGAGCTGACCTATTTACAGAACAGTTATACATTTTTGGATGGAGGCTATTTTAAGCCCTTCGTAGAGTTATTAGAAAAAGGAGTACCAATAACAGGAAACCAACCACAAATAAGCGGAGGCACGGACATTTAATTATGAAAATCAAGAATATTCAAATCGATAAAGACAAGTTATTTTTTACATCAGACACTCATTTCTTTCACAAGAATATTTTACAATACTGTAATAGACCTTTCAAGGATATAACAGAGATGAATGAACATCTTGTAGAGTTATGGAACTCTGTAGTTCCAACAGATGGTGTTGTCTTCCATCTAGGAGATGTCAGCTTAACAGCAAATCCTAAACAATTAGAGGAGTTACTTGGAAAGCTCAATGGTAAAATTTTCTTGATTGTAGGAAATCATGAAAGCGATGTATTAACAAAAGCATACATTAGAGATAAATTTGAAGAAATTTATGATATCGCAGAAATATTCATTAAGGATGAAGAAATTACATATGGTGAACAGCATATAGTAATGTGCCATTATCCAATGATTGTCTGGAATGGAAGCCACAGAGGAAGCTGGCAGCTATTTGGTCATGTCCACGGAGGCATGAGTAGCAAGGGGATGGAAGGTCACCCAGTAACATCAATGGATGTAGGTGTTGATTGTCACAATTACACACCAATCTCTTACCAACAAGTTAAGGAACATATAACTAAACAAGCTTTAGAACATGCACATAACTAAGGAAGAGGCAATAAAGTTCGAAGAAGAACTAAAAGCTGATGGATATACTAAGTACATTCAACATTACAAAAATGAAGATTACTTATATTGGAAAAGCTTTGCTAAAACAGTCGATGAGGACGGTCACAAAAGTGGTGGTTACTCAGTAGGATTTGCTTTTTGGGATTGGTCAAAGTACCCTCAGTTTACTGAGGAGAAATGCATAGGAATACAGAATGAATTCATGCTTGGAACACATGAGAATATTAGTAGATTAGATGTTTCCATCTCTGATGATAAGATTACCAGAGAAGAGTTTGAAGAATTCTGTAAGGAGTTTTATGAGTTTTATAGTAACACTAAACAAAACTACACACATGAGGAGAAAGAGTAAAATATGGCATATCAGTGATACCCATACTTACCATGGATTACTGGAAGTCCCTAAGGACATACACATTGTGGTATTTAGTGGAGATGCTACCAATCCGAGGGATTTAGTTATCAATGAGTGGGAAATGAGAGGTTTTTTAGAATGGTTTAGAAACTTACCTATTAAACATAAAGTCTTTGTAGCAGGTAATCATGACCTTTCAATTGAAAGAGGATTGGTTACAGCTAAGGAGATAAAAAAGATGGGTATTATCTACTTAGAGAATAGTTATGCAACTATAAGAGGTCTTAAATTCTTTGGATCACCTTACACACCCTCATTTAGCAATAACTGGGCTTTCAATAAGCACAGATCTTTATTACATGATATATGGAGGCAGGTTACAGATGATGTAGATATCTTTGTTGTACATGGTCCCCCTAGGACAATCTTAGATAAGGCATACAATAAAGATACAGGTGCTTTAGAACATTCAGGATGTCAAGCATTGAGAAGTCATATTCTAACTAGAATTAGACCAAAAGCTGTATTATTCGGACACTTACATAACAATGAAGACATTATGAATGCAGGTGTTCTTCAGTTATCAGGGCGTGATACCATTTATAGTAATGGATCAGTAGTTACAGACAGGAAATTTGGGGTTTTAACCAGTAACGGTAACATATTAGAGATATGACACAAGAAGAAGTTGACTTAATATTCAGTATTACATCAACAATGTATAATCATTCTTGGTTTAAAGACTCTGAAAGAACTGAAGCAGAAATACAAAAATGGGTAGCAGAGAAATTAGAATCTCTTGACATATACACTATACCTTGTGGTATGAGTTGGGGAGTATTAACAGATAAACAAATAAGAGATGATAGATAATTTAGAGAAAGTTCTTCCATTCTTGAAGTTTGAATCTTCAGATGACTTTTATTATCTGCAGATTTTACAAAGGAAAAAGGAAAATCCACAACTGGGAAGTAATAGCAGAGTGATCAAAAATTATTACATTACTTCTCAAGATCATCTTAGATTTAGATATGCAGAAATCAAACAAATTTGTGAGGCTATGAATGCCAGAGCTATGATACGTCTAAATAAAAGATCTTTTGAAAAAGTAGCCTTTAAAAATTTAGTTAATTTAGGTAATACAATGATGAACAAGGAATACAAATTTCTAAGACAATCATATGATAGAGCTTGTGGATTAGGTCATAATGACAAGGTAAAAAAGTGGATACTAGACATAGATTCTCAAATGACTCCAACAGAGTTAATGTATATAGAAGATTTTATTCAAGAAGCTAAACCTGAAGGAAGAAAAACTTTAGCTTATATTCCTTCAAAAGCAGGTTTACATTTAATTACATTACCTTTTGACTCTAGAGAATTTCAAAAAAAATATCCTGAAATAGAAATTCAACGTGATAATCCAACTAATCTATATATCCCATGAAACCAAAGAAGTTAATTAGAGAGAGAATTCAAGAGAAATTACAACCAGGAGAATTTGAGCGTATTGAAGATAAAGCAGAATTGAATGTGCTTTATGCTTTAAAGGTTAAGGAAGAATTAACTGAAATCCAGAATGCTTTCCATACTGATGTTATGGAGTTTGTTGATTTAATGGATGTAGTTATTGCTTTTGCTGGTGTTAATGGATTTGATCTTGAAGAGCTGATTAGAAGATCTAATGAAAAAATGGAAAAGAAAGGTTCCTTTTCAAATTTAGCTCTGAATAATCTGAATCCTCACAATCCAAGTAACCTATTATATTTTAACCCTTCAGTTTTTAAGCTATGAATTACACAACACTGTTTTATTGGTTAGTAGTGGCAGATAATGCCAAAAATATGTTCAAAGCAGGTTTAATCTTTTTCTCGATTGTAGCTCTGATAGCTACTGTAGCGTATATTTTATGTACAGAGGAAGGTAGTTCACAATCTATGGCTAGGAAGTGGATGTGGTGGGCTTATCCTTTTGTTATCTTATTTTGGAGTTTATATATATTCACTCCAAGTAAGAGAGATGCTTTGCTTATTGTAGCAGGGGGGCAAACTTTAAACTTTCTTGCTAATGACAAGTCAGCAAAACAGATCCCTGCAGAGTTAAGCAACTTTGTACTTACTGAGATTAAAAATCAGGCTAAAGAGGCTGCTGTAGATTTAAATATTAGCTCTCAAAAGGATAAAATCCTTGAAAAAGCTAAGAAAATGTCTGCTGCAGAACTTATGACTGAAATGAAGAAAGACACTACTTTTGCTAGAGTAATTTTAGAAGACAAATAGCTATGAGCTTTGATGATCTGCGGGATGAGGTTAATAGAGGGCGTGAGGGCAGAAATGGTGGAATACCTATGGGCTTTAACAGGCTCAATCATTACATAGGCATAAGAAAAAGCATGTATTATCTAATTGGGGGTCTTACTGGTTCAGGTAAGACCTCCTTTATAGATGATGCTTTTGTGCTCAATCCTGTTGATTGGTATATTGAGAATAAAGATAAAACAAATATCAAGCTCAAAATCATTTATCGCTCCATGGAGCGAAGCAGAACGTATAAGTTAGCTAAATGGGTGGCTAGAAAGATATTTTTAGATCATGGTATTAGCATACCTGTACCTAAGCTTCTTGGATGGAATGATAAAATGAATGATGAGGAGTTTGCATTATTTGAATCTTATGCTGATTATATCAAACAAGTAGAAGAGATTGTGACTATTATTGATGGTCCTGAGAATCCTGTTGGTATTGCTAAAGAGCTTAGAGAGTATGCCTTAGAAAATGGGGAAATAATAACAATTGATAAGTACAATAAAAAGTACATTCCTCATGATGAGAATACTATCACTCTTGTTGTTATCGACCATATTGGTTTATTGAAAGCAATTAAAGATTATCCAAACAAAAAAGCCCTAATTGACAAGATGTCAGAAGAACTGCGGTATGCAAGGGATTTCTTTGGATTTAGTCCAGTAGTTGTAAGTCAATTTAATAGAGACATAGCTAATATTGCCAGAATTAAGAATGGTGATTTAGAGCCTCAGTTGGAGGATTTTGCTGATAGCAGTCAGACTCAGAATGATGCTGATGTAGTAATGGCACTATTTGATCCAGTGAGATATAAAGTACCTGATCCTGCTGGTTATGATTTAGGTAAACTTGTTGATAGTACAGGAGCTAAGTTCTATAGATCTGTAAGAATAATTAAGAATAGTTATGGTTCAGATGATATTAGAATAGGACTTGCATTTTGTGGAGAGATAGGTATGTTTAAAGAACTGCACAGGAAGAAGGATATGACTGATGAGGATTATGCTAACGTACTTAATAAAACCTGGTTTATGCGTAATGGGTAAAGAAAAAGATGGATATTTACCTCCGAGGGATGTAATATTCAAAGAGATTATTACTAAATGTAGACATTATTGGACATCTAAGTTAAATGATAAAAATCAAGATTATATTTTAGAGAAACTTATTTTTATCAAGTTACTTAAAAATGAAGGAGCAGATGTTATGTTTGCATTAGCTCAATTTCATCCTATATTGAGAATACAAATTATAGGAGCCTTAAGTGATGAGGCAAAGGACTTTGTCAAATATTACGAACAGGTCAATGAAAACAAAGGATGTAATACAGAAGGAGATAATTGATATTATTGTAGAGTCTGATTTCAGAGGAATTATTCTGTCTAGTGTTAGAAGTGGTAAGACTAGGATACTAATCACAGCGATTAAAGATCACTGTAAGAAGGTTAATCCTAGAGTGTTGGTGTTATACCCAAATATAGACATAAAGAATTCTTGGATAAATGAATGTGCTATGATTAACTGTCCAATGGATATTACATATAGTACTTTTATAAGTATGGAAAAGGTAATGGATGATGATTGGGATTATGTTGTATTTGATGAGGCCCATCTAATTCCAGAGGAGCATAAGCTTCCTATAGCTGGTTATATGGCTAAAAAATATAAACATGTCATATTTGCTTCAGGTACCTATAATGTGAATACATTGGCTGATCTTCAGATCCACACAAGTTTACCACTAATAGTAAAATACTCTACTGAGAATGCTATTGAGGATGTTATAATTAGTGACTATAATGTTTATGTACACCAGTATGAGTTAACCTCAGCACCCAGGCTAATAGTAGCTGGGAAGAAAAAGTGGGTGTCTACAGACATAAAAGAACTAAACAGGCTAACCAGAAATGTTGAAACAAGACATGGAGATAGAAAAATGTTGGCTTCTCTGGCTAGAATGAGATTTATCAACTCTAATGGCAGTTTATTTGATGCTGTTAGTAGATGGATAAAAGAACATTCTGATAGGAGATTCATCATGTTTACAGAGAATGAAACCTTTGCTCTAAGGTTTAAGTTACCCATGTTCAATAGCAAGAGCAAGGATGATAGTGTGCTAAGAGAATTCCAGGAAGGAGTTATAAATAAGCTCTGCTTAATCAAGAAGGGATCTGCAGGTGTTACCTACCCTAATCTTGATAACATATTGATTACAGCGATAAACTCCAATGGAGAAACACTCGAACAAATGCTAGGAAGAGCCTTACTCTTGGATACTGATAAAGCAGAAATCCACATCTGGTGCACTGATAGAGTTTTTCAGCTAAATTGGTTACACTCAGCACTTTCCAACATTCCAGAGGACAAAATAACCTGGATAAAATCCGGAAATTATGCTGTTAAATCGCTTTAATTATTGTATATTTATAGTCCGTAAAATAACTAAATCAATTAGAGATGGAATCAAAAATCTTAGAAACAGAGGAAGACAAAAAAGTCTTCATAGAAGCAATTCTGAATCCTCCTCCTGCTAATGAGAAACTTAAGAAAGCAATGACTAATCACAAAACCCTAGAAAAATGAGCGCAACAAAGGAAAGTTTATTACCAGATGAAATTAGTGAGGTAAATAGTACAAGTCCCCGTGACCTCGTGATCATTGGACAACCTAAGATTGGAAAGGGTACTATTCTAGGAGCGCTAACAAGGGAAAAAAATGCAATTGTTTTAGATTTGGAAGCTGGTGGATATGAGTTCATCCCAGCAAGAAAAATCTCTACTTACACTACAAATGAAACTACTCAGTGGGAGAGTTTCAAAAACTACATCAAGTTCAGAAATGCCTTATTAGAAGAAAAAGGTAAGTATGAGTTCTTGATAGTAGATGGTTTGTCCGACTTGGACAGTTTATCAGAGATAGGTGGTACTTTAGCCTATCAAGCCAGCACAATTGGTAAGAATTTTAATAGAGCTGTACCAGGAGGTACACCTTATGAAGTAACAGATCCATTATGGAAACCAGTTACAAGTCTACCAGAGGGTGCAGGATATAGATATACCAGAGAATGGTTTATGCAGCAAATCGATTTCTTTAGACAAATCAGTCCTTATAGAATTTATGCAGCGCACGTAGCTGATAAATACATTAAGGATAATGGTAAAGATGAGGTTATAGGCAGTGAAATCTCTTTGACAGGTAAATTAAAATCTATATTTGCTTCAAGAGTTACCGCTTTAGGAAAGTTAATTGTTGACGGAGAAGAAAGATACATCAATTTTGAAGTTCAGAATGATAGTATCATTGCAGGATCAAGACTCGCCTCTTTAAGTGGAAAAATATTAATTTCCAAAAAAGAGAAAGATGGGTCTATTAAAGTATACTGGGAAAACATTTATAAAAACTAAACTAAAGAGAAACTATGGGAACTATTGGAGGAGCAAAAAGAGAAAATAATGCTGAAGGTGGAGTTAAAAAAGTAGGTTTATTTGTAGCAGAGGTTCTTGCTATCAATCCTACTGAGAAAGAATTCAAAGACGTATTGGGAATAGAATTGAAAGAAGGCAGTAAGGCTGCTGAATATTTTGGTGAGCGTGATGGGAATACAGTATTAAGATTAGATTTTTGGGTTAAGCAAACCACTCCTGATGTGGCTTCTAATAAACCCAGTGAAGCCAATGATGAAGAAGGAGGTCTTAAACAGAAGATTACTTATTTCCTAGAGGACAAAGTAAGGTTGAATAAAGAGGGCAGCAAAACTCAATACATTAATAGTGTTGGAATGTGTACCTGGGCGACTGATGAGAGTCTGCTTCCTACCTGGTTTGTTAAAGGTAGAGAGTATAGAAAAGCTTATCATGGGGAAGAAGACTTGTATGAGTTCTTAAGAAACTGGCTAAACAAACTTGACTATAGAAATGAGGAAACTGAATTAACTTTGGATTGGAAGAAGTTAATGAAAGGTGACCTAAAAGACATTAAAAGTCAAATTGGTGGGGAATGGGCTGGCAAAATAGGTTGTATGGCCACAGTTATTGTTAAAGAGGTAGAAGGTGAAATTAAAGAATATCAAGGTATTTATAATAGAGCATTCTTCTCTCAATACAATTTAAAATACTTTAGACTTATCGATTATGATAATGATAATGTAAAAGCTGCGTTACTAACTAAGGACAAGAAAGATCTCAAAACTTATGAGAGATTCGTCCTTAATGTAACAGGGGAATATGGTTGTAAAGACTTTTACAATCTTAAGGACATCAAAGAGTATGATCCTAATGAGAATCCAGTAGCCACTAATGCTCCTATAACAGAGGGAGGCGCTGATTATTAATATCTGGGGGCTTCGGCCCCCTTTTATTTTTATACTATGATTGGCGGAGTAAAAAAAGCAGATTTAAAAATTGAAACCATTCTCCAAAGAATCTCTGCCTATGACATCTTTAGGTATTATATGCCTAATAAAGACTGGGTACTCAATCGAGTAACAAATTCTCCTTTTAGAAAAGATGATAATCCTTCCTTTATTATAGGTAATCAAGGAGGTCTTTTATTTTATATTGATTTTGCTAATACTAGCATAAAAGGAGATTGCTTTCAATTTGTTAAAACCCTTTATGGGCTACCAAATATGAATGATGTACTAATGCTCATTGATAAAGATTTTGGATTAGGGTTAACTGGTTTACATACAAACACAGCTGCTTATAAGATAATACAGGCTGAGTACAAACAACCAGAAGAACTTGGAAAGAGATATACTAATATCCAGGTAATACCAAGAAAGTTCACAAATGAAGAATTGGCTTATTGGAATGAATTTCACCAAGACATACAAGATCTAAGGGATAACAATATATTTTCTCTAAACAAGGTGTACCTCAACAAACAGCTATTTGCCTTCAAACCAACAGAACTTAAATTTGGTTATTTCTATAATGGAAATTGGAAGATCTATAGACCACATGCTGAGAAGCTGTACAAATGGGTTCCCAATAATGTTCCTATTACCACAATGGAGGGTAAAGAGAATATAAAGGATTCTAAGTATGCTTTTATCAACAAGAGTAAGAAAGACTACATGGTAGTAAAAAAACTGTTACAAAGCACCTGTGCAGTCCAGAATGAGGGTATGGGATGTTTCTCTGTCGAGAATGTAACATTTCTTAAAGAAAACTCAGAACATCAGATTCTATCATTTGATAGTGATATTACTGGAGTTACCAATTCACAGCAAATTACAAAGATCTTTGATTTTGGATACTCAAATGTTCCTAAGGTGTATTTGAGTGAGAACATTAAAGATTGGGCTGAACTGGCTAGGAGTAAGGGTATGGACACATTAGAGACTATTTTTAAAGAAAAAGGTTTATTATGAGTACAAGAGAATTAATTGAAGCCATTCGCTCAGATACTGAATGGTTAAACACTTCCAATGGAGGTGAAGTAGAATGCATTAGTATAGAGAACTTAGAAGAGATTCTAAGTAATTTTTTAGGAACATCCATTAAAGGACTAATAACACAGTTATGAACGAAGCAATTTTAGATTTAATAGAAAGTTACAAGAGAAGAATTACAGCATTGGATAGCTTACTTACTGAAGCTAATGATAACCTATCTAAAATTAGGCTAGGTACAAAGAAATCTGTTTATCAGGATGTGATCAGAGAACTTCAATATCTTGTAAAAGATGAAAACCCAACTTGATTGGAAGAAATTTGAACCACTTTTTGGGACATGGGCCAGTAGGATAAAACCTTTCTTTGATGAAGCAGGTTTTGATCCTATTTATTCTTTTCTTAGGGGACAAGCACAGTCAGGAGTACAAATAGCTCCTGCTAGTATGCACACTTACAGAGCATTCAAAGAAACAGATTTTAATGATCTGAAATGTGTAATTGTATGTCAGGATCCCTACTTTAAGTATGTGAATGGAAGTCCTATAGCTTCAGGTGTAGCCATGGATTGTAGCATAACAGCTAGAGTTCAGCCTACCTTACAGAACTTCTATAATGGCATTGAAACAGAAATGTTCAATGGGTTAAATTTAAATTATATTAATGATTATGATTTAAATTATTTGAGCTCACAGGGAGTGCTGTTATTAAATGCTGCACTTACTGTTGCCAGGGATACTCCTAACAGTCATATGACTAAATGGGAACCCTTCACTAAATTCTTGCTAAAAGAAGTCATCTCTACAACTGGAGTACCAGTCCTCTTCTTAGGAAAGGAAGCATCTAGATTTGAGTTATTATTAGCAGGTACAAATCCCACTTTTACCTTAGCTCATCCAGCATCTGCAGCCTATACAGGCAAACCTTGGGATACTAAAGATACATTCACCAAGATCAACAAGATAGTCTGGGATAGCAACAAGGAAACAATTTTATGGCTTAATATTGAAACACCATTTTAAAACTAAAAATCATGACAGAAGCAGAAGAAGATTACAATGACAAATTAAATTTATTTGCAGGTATAGCATTGCCTGGAATAATAGGGAGAATGTCTATTTTCGCTACAGCAGATGTAATAGCAAAGGAAGCCTTTGATGTAGCAGAAGCTATGATGGAAGAGTCTAAAAAGAGAGAACCTAAATCTGAAGAATAATGTACGCAACAGTAGAAGATTTAAAGAAAGGTGATGTAGTACTCATAGGTTCCTCTTCAGGAATCTATGATGTTAAACTGCTTAGAACACCACAGAAAGCTAAACAAGGTAAGCTTACTACATGGTTGGGAAAAACCCGCTGGACAGCTGTTCCATGCGAAGTAAGAATAATAAAAGTTAATAATAGCTATACTTTAGGAGGAAAAACTCAAACTTATGTTACTACAGAAAAAGTAATATCTAATGGGGAACCTTATACTGATGAGAAGAGAATTGATTTCACAGGGAGACAATGTTGGATTATAAAAAGAGAAATATAATGAAAGCACAGCCTATTAATTTGAATATTGGGGGAGTACTAACTACAGGAGATGTAGTAGGTATATGTTTACACAATCATATAGATTTTGGTTGGTTTGTTGAACCAGGAGCAGGAGGTTCTCTGAAGTATATTGCATTTAGAACTTCAGAAAATTTACATCTTCAACATACTAAATATATTACAGATCCTTTAGGGTCTCCATCTCATATAAAAGAAAAGTTTAAAGATGATATAAACTATAAAAGCTTTCAAAGAGATTATATTATAAGTTTTAATGCTTTTGACAATAGAGCTTTTAAAATAACTAATCCTGAGGAATTCTTTAAAGGAAGTACTGCAGAGAAGATTTACTTAGAAGGTAAAGACACTTTAAATAAAAATAAATTTCCTGCCAAATGATAACTAATGACATTAGATATGGAGGGACTCTTAAAATAGGAGACTTCATAGGTATTGGAGATAATTATGGTATGAGTTTTGGCTGGTATTGTGGTAATGGAAGAGCTGATAACATTCAGTATATTACCATTGAAAGTATTCTCTATGCTCATAGAGATTATTTAAGGCTGGTAGAAACAGCTAAGAGAACAGGTATCCCTCTATCAAAGAAAGATAGAGATGGGTTCTCATTGGATCATATAGGGAAACACCCTGTAAGGAACCATAAAAAGGATTGTGTTGTTAAGTTAACGGATTCAGATAGTTTATTTTCTGGTGATAAGTTTATTAATTATGAAAAAGCAAAATTAATACTAACACAAATAAAACTAATAGGTCATGATTCAAGAAAAGCAAGTTTTAAATAAGGTACTAGGTGAAGGACAATCTACTGCTAGTATAGGGATGAGTTTAGATATGGAGAGTGCTCATGTGCTCATGCAGATGTTAAGCAAGAACCTGTACTCAGATCCTATTGGATCAACTGTAAGAGAGTGTACATCTAATGGACTCGATAGTCATAGAAGAGCAGGAGTTACTGATGCAATTATTGTATCATTGAAAGTAAATGCTCAGAATAACTATGAGTTTTCTGTTGAAGATTTTGGAACTGGTCTAGATGCTGATGATGTAGAGAACATTATATCCAAGTATGGAAAATCTACCAAGAGAGATAGTGCTACTGAAATCGGAATGATGGGTTTAGGTTTTAAGTCTCCTTTAGCTTACAGCTCTAGTTTCTACTTTGTTTGTAGAAAGAATGGTATAGAGCGCAAGTACATGATGTATGAAGGAGAAGATGTTAATACAATTGACCTATTGTATGAAACTCCCACAGAGGAAAGAAATGGAGTTAAGGTTATTGTTCCTGTTAAGTTTATTGATAGATTCACATTTAAAGATAAAATCAAAGGACAATTGGCTTATTTTGAGAGTGTTTACTTCGATGTAAATGTTCAAAATGCTATTATTACCAATGAATTCCAGATTCACAGAGCAGAACATTTCCAAATCTCTGAGATGAATGAAGATGGTAACATGCACATTTGTTTAGATAATGTTTACTATCCCTTAGATTTCAATAAACTAGGAATTCAAGAGATAAATCTACCTATTGGTTTAAGATTTAGTCTTACAGATGGACTATATCCAACTCCTAATAGAGAGCAGCTTATCTATACTACACAGGCCAAAAAAACCATTCTAGATAAGATAACTCTTATTGCTGACTATTTTATGGATAAATACAATGAAAATAGTATTGATTGTAAAAATATCAAAGAGATCTTCAATTACTATGCTAGTCAGGTTCGTAATGTGGTGATTGGTCCAAAGACTATGGATGCTAATAAGCTGTTAGGATTCTCTAAAAAGACATTCAACAAACCTCAGTACAAAAAGTATGTACTAACTGACTTTCAGTTATTGTACAGACACAAAGACTATTTGTTCTATGAGTTCAAAACTCACATTGAGTACACAAGAGGTATGTTTAAGAATTCTAAAGGATATTCTAACACAATTCTTAGTATGGAGAATATAAGTAAAAAGATATTCATCTATGATGAACTGTTTGTTGGTAACAAAAAGTCCTATGTAAAATCATTGCTTCCTCCAATGGATTGGAATCCTGTTTTGTTTGTTAAGAAAGAAAAAGAATTCAGTCTTAAAAACAAGCATAGAAATTTCATTTATGATAATTACATGACCATGCTGGATCTTAAAAAGTACCCTAAAGACACATGGAGAGATAGAATTACAGAATTTAGATCTATTATTACTGAACTTACAGCTCATTTTATAAATGTAGATGCTATGACAATTCCTCAAGCTTGGTTAGATGCCAGAAAGAAGAAAAGAGTATTTGCATCAGGAACAGGAACTAGAAGAGTTAAACTTCAAGGAGAGATTAACTGTAGAAAAACTTCAGAGCTGCAAAGATATGTGAATGGTAAGAGTAGTAAACTTGTTTCAGATATATTAAAGGTTGAAGAAATTCAATCAGCTAAAGGTTTGCATGTATATGGGAAGACAAGTCATGAATCTCTATGTGATCAGTTATATTCAATCTCTGATTGTCAAAAGATCAGTTATTATATTCTTTCTGATAGAGAGCATAAAGTAGCACAAACACTGGATTTTCACAATTTTATCTCAATTGAAAAGTTTATGGAAGGCAAGAACAAACCATTTAAGAGATTAGTAACTAGCTATCTAGTACATAAGCTGGTTAAACAGTATGAAGATACTTTCCGTAAGAGACACATCTTATCTAAGATAAGCAAACCTCTAGAAAAAGAATTAATCAAGTTAATTGATTACAGAGAAGAAAACTATCACAGTATAGGTGATGAAGATGTTTATATAGCAATGCTTGCTATTTCAGAAGAACACAATCTGTTTGATGAAACAATTTACACAGAGTATAAAAAAGTAAAAGAACTATTAGATACTTTTCCTTTTATTGAAACAACTCTTGAAGTATTGCCTGACAACTCTACAAATGAGGGTAAGGAGCATTATATTAACATTTTAGTGGATTTATTTAAGTATTACAGGATTAGAATTGATTACACTAACTACAAACTTACTCTCAATGAGGAGATTGTAGAACCAGTGAGTGAACAAACAATTGATACACTAATACAAAATACATAAAATCATGAAAAAAGGAAAAGAATTTTTAAGTATGGATTGGTTCAAAGAGAGAGTAGAGGTAGCTATTAAAAAAGCTGTGGAAGACAGAGTAGGAGTGATCATTCCAAACTGTCCTATTCCATCCCATGGAAGACCATACTTAAGTATAATGCTTGTTAATGAAGTGCTTACTGTAGTGCTGAAGGATGGTAATATTATTACCAAACCAAATGCAACTGAAAAGGACTATTTGACAGTTCAGCAAGCCACTTCAATAGAAGAAATTAATGCTGTAATTGAAGATGAAGAAATTGTTCAAGAGCAAATTGAAACAAGATCAGAAGCACAGAAATTAACAGCACTGGCTGAAGGGTTTAAGTTACTTGAACAGCTTGTAGATTTTACCTCTAAAGGTAAGACTATATACTTGACAGGAACAAGTAGATCAATACCTCCACTATTGGTTAACAAGTTTGCTGAAGTTGTAGGCAGACATACGTTTACTAACTTCCAAGAGCTGGAAAATGATTTAAAAGAAGATGATGAGTACCAAGGATTAAAGAACTTCTTCATGTGGTGTTGTCTAAATCCTAGAGCTGAAGTAGCAGACAGTCTGTATGACTTCTTGGATAAAAATGGAATGAAGATTACCAAGCAAGGTTTCTTTGTAGCACTTAGAAATGTTGTTGAGGTTAGAGACGCTGGTAATAGTAACGTTATTAAGTATATAAGCAATGCTTATAACAAAGTGAAAGCTGTTTGGAAAAGAGACCCTTCTGATTACATTATCATAGCTCATGCTAATGACTCATTTTCATTAGTAGAAACAGCTGATTATGATAATAAAAGCGAAGGATCAATTGTTGGTAATCTTACTGACTTATACTTGGATTTACCAAATATGACTCAAAATAGATTCACTGATAATTGGACTAAAACATTTGACATTAGAATAGGGAAAGTGGTTAGCATGCCAAAGGAAAACTGCGATTGGAGCACACAGGATTGTGCTAGAGCTGGGTTACATTTTGCTGGCCATACAGCTCCTTATGTATTATGTGGAGATACTTCGGTGTTTACTTTACATAATCCCATGAAGGTAGTTGGTATTGGAAGAGAGAAAGGAAGATGTTGGGAGTATTTGCCATTTATGACTACTACGGTATCTGAGGCAAATCAAATAATGAATTCTAGAGATTTTGACTTCTTTCAGTTAGATGAACAATATGCTATCACTGAATTAGAAGACTTAGCCAAAAGAGTTAAGGATGGATTTACTGCTGAATCCACAAAATATGAATTCAATCTTCCTAGTATTTCTACTGCAGAAATAAATAGTATTGTATTATCTCTAGGAGAGATGAAGAAAGCAATAACCAAAAGAATTAGTGTTATAAACTAATTCTAATAAGGGGCATTAGAAATAATGTCCCTTATTTAATATCTTTAATTATGAAGAAGAAAGCATATAAAAGAGCGAGCAAAGCTATTAAGAATAGAAATGCTGGTACATTTACTGAAGCTTCTTTTTGGCTGTTTATAAGAAATTCATTGAGAAGAAGAAGCATTGTCTGGAAACCAATTAGTTTAACCAGACAACTTGCTAGTCGGCCATATGTAGGTCCTAATAATAGACAAAAGTATGAATATCAATGTAATGTCTGTAAAAACTGGTTTAAAGGATCAGAAGTTTCTGTTGATCATATAAATCCTGTTGGAAGTCTCAATAATGCTCAAGATCTTCCTAAATTTGTAGAAACATTGTTCTGTGAAATTGATAATCTTCAGTGCATATGTTCAGCTTGTCACACTGCTAAAAGTGTGATTGATAATATTAATACCAGAAAGAATCCTTAAATCCAAAACCATGAGAAAACTAGTAAAGACTCTCTTTCAGAATGACTCTTTAGTCAGTGTAAGAGATTATGAAGTTGCCGAATGCATTAGAAAAAATGATGTCATGCACATCTGTTTTCAGGATAAAGTTATGACTATGGACCCCCATAGTCTAAAGGAGAAGGTCGTTCTAACCTCAGGTCACATACCTGGAAGAAATGGAACAAAAGGATATTGTCTAGTGAGCTATAAATGGGATCCAAATATAGAGCACGATGATTAAAGGGATAAATAAAACCAAGGAGGAAGGTCTCTATAGAGCTATTGAGAAAGATTCTTCATCCAGTCTGAAAGATTTCAGTATGGACAGAAGAAAGTATTATAAGAAGTACTATCTGAGAGAGAAAGTGGAAGAGAAGGACAATCTTGCCACTAATATGGGACGTCTGGTAGAAACATTGTTATTAGAACCAGAAGAGTTTGACAATAGGTTTTATATGTCCTCTTGTGTGACAGTACCAACAGGCTTAATGTTAGAATTTGTTGAAGCACTCTATAGAGCCACCGCTGCAGCAACAGATGGTTTTGGTGTAATAACCAGAACCTTTGAAGATATTACTGATGATGCTTATGCAGCCTCAGGATTCAAGATAGCTAAAGCTGCTGTATTAGGTAAGTTTATGGATAGCAGTAATGAGATTTATTATAGAGAGATTAGAGAGGTACGCTCCAAGAATCTAACTGTAGTAACTGCTCAGGATGTTACCAATGCTGAAAGAATTGTTGAGGAGTTACAGAACAATGAGTTTACAAAAACCATCATAAACACAGTTACTGATGATCGATTCACTGTAATGAATCAATTTCAAATCGAAAGTTATTTTGTTGAAGGACATGAGTTCAAGTCTATGATAGATAAGATAATAGTAGATCACCAAAAAAAGGAGATTCACATCTATGATTTAAAGTGTGTTTGGTCAGTTGAGAACTTCTTTGGTGACTACTATTTATATAGAAGAGCTTATATTCAAGGTTACCTTTATTGGAGAGCTGTAAATCATCTTTGTCTATCAGAAGGATATGATAAGTGGATAGGTTACACAGTACTCTTGCCTCAATTCATAGTGTGTGATAGTATAAACTATTACAGTCCTCTCATTTATTCAATGGATGAACAGGACATGATTAATGCATTTGAAGGGTTTACTTGGAATGATAAGATTTATCCTGGAGTAAGATATCTTATAGAGGATCTTAAATGGGCACAAACAATGGACGTCTGGAACATCAGCAAAACTAATTATGAAAACAAAGGATTTGTAAACATCAGGCCAAATGGACACCAAGAAAACAGTGACTAGTCTTTTTATGGTACCTCTTCTAAAGTTTAATAGAGAAACTTTAAGAGAGATGGGATTTATCAATGCTTATATAAAAGACAGCAGTGCAGATATTGAATATCAGAATGCTATCTATCTTCTATTTAAGCCTAATAATCTATTAGACTTTAAACAATTCCTTGAAACAGAGTATGAAAGAACTACTAATGTCATAGATGATTATGACTATAAAGGAGGATTTATTGTAGTTGTCTATAGATTAAATTCAAAATTTGCTAAGGATATTGATCTTATAAAAAAGGGACAATATTCTAAAACCTCTAAAACTTTCCAACAGGAATTCCCAAAGATCATTAAGATTATGTCTACTTCAGGATTCAAAGAGGAAGTTTCTCTACAATTTAGAGTTTTCAATAAAACTAAAGATATGACAGATTACTGGGAAGATAAACTTGGTGTTAAGTTTACTGAAGAACAAGAAGTCTGGCATTCCTTTAATGATGATAAAGAAACTCTGTCAATTGAAAAGCTTGCTGAATTAACTACTTAATTAGAAATTATGGGAGTAAAAAAAGCACCTCCTTTGGAAGGGGGTAAGACTAAGTTACAAGAAGCCATGGATAAATTAAACAAATCCTATGGCCAGGGAACTATTCTGACTCTTGATGATCAATCAACAGGAGATTACGATGTGTTCAGTACTGGCTCCATAGCATTTGATTACATAGCCTTGGGCACTGGAGGATTTGTGGAAGGAAGAGTGTATGAGTTAATGGGATGGGAAGGAACTGGTAAGTCAACCATCTGTGGTCATGCAGCTGCTGAATGTCAGAAGAAAGGAGGCATAGTTGCTTATATAGATGCTGAGCATGCTGTAGATAAGCATTACTTTGAAGCGCTAGGTGTAGACACCACCAAAATGTTAATTGCACAGCCTAACAGTGGGGAAGAAGGATTCCAAATAGCACTAGATTTAATTAAGACTGGAGAGATAAAGCTCATTATATTAGATAGTGATTCCTCTCTTATGCCTAAAAAGGTTGTTGATGGTGAAGTTGGAGATTCTGCCATAGGTAAGAAAGCAGTACTTAACAATAGTGTATATCCTAAGTTAAAGAATGCTTGTGCAGATAACAATGTCTGTATGATTGTAATTTCCCAATTTAGGGAAAAAATTGGAGTTATGTTTGGGAATCCTACCACAACTCAAGGAGGACATGCTTTAAAATACTATACTGATGTAAGAATAGAGGTAAGCAAGTCACTCTTCAAAGATGGAGATGATGTGATTGGTAATGTTACCAAAATTAAGGTTGTAAAGAATAAAATGGGTGCTCCCTATAAGTTATGTTCATTTGATATAATTTATGGCTTAGGGATAGACAAAGGAAAAGAAATAATGGAATTATTGAATACATTGGAACTGGGCAGAAAGTATGGCCAGACTTTTACCTTCAAAGAAATTAAATATCCACTAGACGTATTTATGGATATGCTCTCTGAAGAAGACTTCAACAATGAAGTTAAAAGATCAATAATAGAGAAAATTAAATCTAAACCTTTAATAGAAGATGAAAGTAAAAATCAAGAAGTTAGTGCCTGAGGCATTTATTCCACAATATATGAAACCAGATGATAGTGGTATGGATTTAGTGGCTACATCAAGAATCTTCGATTCAGAAGGTAATTGTACATATGGTACAGGATTGTCCATGGAGATACCTGTTGGTTACATGGGATTGATATTCCCAAGAAGCAGTAATGCCAAGAAAGATTTAATATTATCCAATAGCGTAGGAATTATAGATCCTGGTTATAGAGGAGAGATATTCTTGAAGTTTAAACCAACAGGATACTTTGCTTCTGTACCACTAGATGAGCTTGTGGGATTTGAATCTGATCACTATGACTATATATGTTTTAGTAAAGAAGTTCCTGATGGGGAAGATGTTACTGAACTTTATGCTATAGGGGATAGAATTGGTCAGATAGTTATCATTCCTAGACCTGCCATAGAGTGGGAGGAAGTTGAAGAACTATCTGAGACAGTTAGGGGAACAGGTGGATATGGTTCATCAGGTTTATGAAATCATGTAGTGTAGAAGGATGTAACAATCCTGTATGGGGAAAAGGACTGTGTTCAAAACACAGTCCTAGAACCTCACTAACTAAGAATACAACTATACCTTATATAAAAAAAGAAAAGGTTGAAAAAGTATCTATGTTAGTAGCTAGAAATAGACTATTTATGTCTATTTGGGAGAAGAGAATCCATAGATGTCAGCACTGTGGAGATAGCTTAGGAAGTGAACCACGCTCTTATATGTTTGATCATATTTTAGAAAAGAGTAAATACCCACAACTTAGTTTGGAAGAAGAGAACATTTGGATGGTTTGTATGTCATGTCATGACAATAAAACCAGAGGCATTATTAGTGAGAAGTATCAAGAAAAGATTAACTTTGTTACAACTAAATTCAATGTGTCATGAAAGACCCAAATAGAACCAGAAAGGGAGACATCCACTATAATGTCACTCTTAATGAAGAGCAAAAAACAGCTAAGGATCTAATTATTAATAACCAAATTGTTATTGTAACAGGGAGAGCAGGTAGTGGTAAATCTCTTGTATGTGCTCAGACAGCACTGGATTTCTTAATGACAAAGCAATGTGATCAAATTCTGGTCACTAGGGCTGCCATTGAAGTAGGTAATTCTCTAGGATTCTTACCTGGAGATTTAAAGGATAAGTTTAACCCATACTTAGAAGCATTTCAAGAGAACTTAATCTCTTGTTATGACCCTCTTAAAGTTAATGAACTTATTAAAGAAGGAAAGGTTAAAGCACTCCCAGTACAATTTATTAGAGGTAAAACAGTAGAAGATGTTCTTGTGGTTGAAGAAGCACAGAATTTATCTAAAGCTGAGATGCTTGCTATTCTAACAAGACTGGGAAAAACTGGAAAGATTATTATTAATGGAGATTTAGAACAACAGGATACCAAAGACTCTTACACAGGTTTAGCTTACGCTATAGCACTATCTAAGAAAGTAGATGGCATAGAATGGATTAAGCTTAAAGAGAACCATAGAAGTGATTTAGTTGGTAAGATTCTTGAGTATGAATATGATTTTAATTAAAATTCTAAAACCATGAAAACTTTATTTCAGTACACAGTATTGTTACACTCTTATGATGATAAAGGAAATTATAAAGATTCAGAAATGGTGATTCCTCCAATCTTTAGACTTGCGAAGTCAGAGAAGGATTTATTGTTCGCAATAACAAGAGAAATCCCAGACAAATATGTTGAGAATCCTGATAATATTCAAATTATGATAAGAAATTTTTAGATGTTCCTTTTTCATACCCTAATATGTTTATATCTCCTACACAATTTCCTGCACAAGCTCCTTCACAGAGATTAACAGTACGTAGTAGTAGTAATATAGGATCAGGAACAATAAATACAGGGTTATCAAATTTTAATAGTACAGCTAACAGTTATACATTAACATCAGCCTTAAAAAATTAGATATGAGAAATCAATTTTTTTACACATTGGAGTACACAATAACTCCAGCTGCTGGAGCTCCAGCAGGAACTAAACCAGTTGTTAAAACTAGAATGGCTTCCTTCAATATAGATAAAGTAATTAGATCTATGGAAACAGAAGATAATAAACTTATTGTTATTCTGGATGACTTCCATGAAGAAACTAGACAATCTGTAGTCAATAATATGAAAGGCAAACCCATTGTTAAAATGGAAACACAGATGTTACAGTCTGAAATTCACCTTAATGAGAAGGATAAACTCAGATTTAGAAGAGCCACTTCATACTATGAAGTAGATCGTAACTTAACACTTACACCACAAGAGCCAAATGGAGTTTAGAAAGTTATTAGGGAGAAGGATGTATCTAGAGCTCCCTGTAGAACCAAAAAGCAGTTTACATTTAGATGAGGAGTCTAAAGCAGCTCTAGAAGCTGAAAAAATGAAATCTTATGGTAGATTAAGAGTCTACGCTGTAGGTAGTGATATAACAGACATCTCAGAAGGAGATGAAGTTATGATAGATCCTACATCTGCAGCTAAAGCAGCAAAAATCATTTTATCAGAGGACAGAGAAGTAATAATGATTAGTTATTTTGACATAGCACACATATGGTAGGTATTAGCTGCATATGTTTGACATATGGAAGGGTTAATTTTCTTGAGGAGGCTTTACAAAGCTTCCTCAAGCAAGATTACCCACAAGACAAATGTGAGCTCATTATCCTTAATGATTACGCTCACCAGACACTAGTATTTAATCACCCTAATGTTAGAATAATCAATTTTGTAGATCAATTCTCAACTATAGGAGCTAAAGTACAGTTTGATGTAGAACAGGCCAAATTTGATGTTATTGCTACATGGGATGATGATGATATTGCTCTACCCAATCACCTTAAAAATATCAATGAACTTTTTGTAGAAGGTACTACTGTTCTACACTGGGCTAAAGGTATGTTTTGGAATGAACCAGACATCACTGATATTACCTTCCTTGGTAATTCAGGAGTTGTATACTCCAAGTATGCAATCGAACAGATTGGAGGT